TTCTTCCAGCCATTGGGCAAGGGTGAGCTTCGCCGGTTCGAAGTAGGTACCCTCGTCGATGGCTGCCGTGGCAGCCCGGAGCTTCTCCCGGACTTCCTTCTGGGTCTTGCCGTAGACGGATTTGCGGATGCTCTTGCCTGTGGCCGGGTCTACGCCCACGACATACCTGGCTTCCCAGGTGCCGTTTGCCCTCTTGCGAAGGCTGCCGCTGCCTGCGGCGGCTCTGCGTTTTGCCATAAAATCACCTTCCATTTTTCAGAGTCTTGTGATATGATGGAAGGGCAGTGGAGCGTGGAATCTTTACTGCCCTTGTGAACCTCCTTTGGTGCTGGTAACACCGGGGGAGGTTTTTCTTTTTTTGCGCTGCCCCAAATTGCCAGACGTTTGGCAATTTCAGCGACAACAAAAATTGTTGTAAGAACACTAATTGCTACAATTGTCGCTGCGCTGTTCTCCATACATATTTAGCAAGTTCTTCAAAAAATCTCCAAATAATGGACTTTTAATAATATCTTCAAAAACTACATCATCATATTTTCGCCAATCCAAATGGAGAAAGCACATGATATATTTTAAACCAGTGACTGCGTCCTCGTTATCTATAGCAACTGCTACCCGCGGAGTGTGGACAATCTCTTTGTTGATTTTGGTAATTAGAGTTAATGCGCGCTGGGTGTCTAAAGTGCTTACGCCATTCGGCATGAAACTTAGCTCAGATAATGATTTCATCTCATCGTTAAGATACTTATACTGGCGAAAGATGGAATCTGCTGGGTATCTATCCTGTTTGGATTTTTCATCTGTCCACCCTAAGAGGTACTCCGGCGCAATTCCTAAAGCTGAAGCGATTACTTCCAGCCTATCTAGCGGTATCTTTTCAGTAACACCGGTTGCGTAACGTTGTAAAGCAGATTTTGATATACCAGTTCGTTGGGCCAGATCAACGTAAGTTGTATTTGATGATTTCATAGCTTGCATAATTCTGTCTGCTATTTTATCCATAACAATCACCTCTGTTGCCACTACTATAGCACAGTGTTCCCACATTTGCAACAAGCAAACACAAGATAAAAGAAAAAAATCCCAAAAGTGGGTTGACAAAAAGAATGGTATGTGTATAATGTAAGTAATCCCACTTATGGGAAATAACTGAAAGGAGGGTTGTCGGTTTGATCAATACAAACTTGCTCAAGGGGAGAATTGCTGCAGCAGGGTATAGCCAAAAGACATTGGCGCCTGTGGTAAAAATGAGCTTAAATTCCCTAAATGCCAAAGTTAACGGACGTAAAAGCTTTGACACAATGGAAATTGAGAGGCTCTGTGAGGCACTCAAGATTATTGACCCGACAGAAAAGTGCCTTATTTTTTTGCCGAATAATTCCCAAAAATGGGAATTGTGAGATAATAGACCTAGCAGGACAGCGATACTCAGGGAGAACGCAGACGACAAAACACACTCATAGACCCGCCATGGTGCGGGAACCAACGAAAGGATAGATCACTATGGCAAAATTCACGATGACCACCGGCGCCAAGAGCCACGACCTCGTCTATCAGCTGGACTTCATGGGGCGTTCGTACCCCGTCCACTTCAAGCCCACTGAGGACGGCATGATCAGCAGAGAGAACTGCATTTTCATCCGGGTGCCCGGTTATGACGACCTGCCGGAGAAGGTGCGCAAGGCGCTCCACAAGTGCGCGCTGCCCGCGAGCCTCTGCGACATCAACGAGGCCGTTCAGACCCTGACCCAGTATGAGCGGGAGCAGCGCGCCAGGCGCCGGAAAAGGAGGTGAGACTATGGACAAGTTGACCCTCACGGTCATGGAGACAGCCCGGACGCTGAACATCTCCAAGAACGTGGCTTATGCTCTGATGAGGAAGCCGGGATTCCCGTCCATCCGTGTGGGTGGGCGGTGGATCGTACCGGTGGCCGCACTGGAGCGGTGGCTGGCCGAGCAGGCAGAAGAAAAGGCCCTTGTGTGAAGCACCAACCACGCGCACACAAGAGCCTGACAACACACCCACAAGGGGAGGTACTTCTATTTTACCCGATCACCTCCCCAAACGTCAAGTAGGAGGATGAAAAAATTGATAGATAAAGCATTTGTTACAGGGGACGTCCCGAAACTCAGAATCGCATCATACGGAGAGCTGAGCCGCGCAGCGAAGGCTTATGCCGACCTGCGCTTCAGAGGACCTCATTTTACTGCGTTCCCCTTCGGCTCTGAAACCCTGATTCTCAATAGAGAACTTCCCAAGCTGCCCCAGCTTGCGGCGGCGGTCCAGAGGCTGATGCACTGCCAATGGCTGGATTCCGATGACGACAAGGGGCTAAGGTTGCTTTCTGAAATTGAGGCCATAGCAGGAAGAAGTGCCTCTGACGACATTTACACCGTGTGGGGATGGTGGAGGGACAAAAAAGCCGAAGCCGAAGCAGATGCGGAGGCGAAGAGGTTTCTTTCCAAAATCGACCCGACAGAAGATGAAGTGCCGTGCGATGATAAGCTGTTGCTGGCATTGTATAGCAACGGACTCGGCATGTCGACTAAATGGGCTAACTGGGGGCTGCGCGCTGTCTTTCTGTACGCCTTCCACATGGTAAATGAGATGAAGGAGAAAGGAAATTCGCATGGATAAGAACACGAAAACGGTCGATATTTCCGAGCTGGCAAGCGTCATGTGTTTATTGGACAGCGCCCGTACAATCATGGGTGATATACAGCAGGAGTACTTTGATGCCCTTAGCCCCCAGGAAGATCGCGCCAGCATTATTTACGATTTCCCCCGGCAGCGTGCCATGTTCAATGCGGCCGCTATGATGATCTTCGATATAGAGAAAGACCTCAAAAATCTGGGGGCTGCCACTGGGTATCGCTAAGAATAACCAATCAGGAGCGGCTCAGGCGGGCCGCTCTATTCACCAGAGAAGGAGGTCGAAGCTTGACCAACATAGAAAACATTCCCGCCCCGGTGCGGGAAAACGGCCTGTTCTGCTGCTGGAGGTACGAGGAGCGGAACGGACGAATGACCAAAGTGCCCTATAATCCCCGAACCGGAGGTCGGGCTCAGTCCAACAACCCGGACACATTCGCGCCCCTCAGCGTGGCGGCATCAGTCATGGGAAGCTATGACGGCCTGGGCGTGGGCATTTTCGGAGCGCTGGGCGCCATCGACATCGACCACTGCGTGAAGGACGGACAGCTCAGCGACATGGCCAGGGACATCATTGACACCATGTTCAGCTACACGGAGTACAGCCCCAGCGGGGAAGGGATTCGGATTCTGTTCCCGGTGGAGCAGTTTTCCTATGACACCCAGCGGTTTTACATCAATAACCAGGGCCGGGGGCTGGAGGTGTACATCGCCGGGTGTACGAAAAAATTTGTCACCGTCACAGGCAACCCGTTGTTTCCCTCCCTGAAATTTCCGTGGGAAGATCGGGGCGAGCAGCTTCAGGTGGTGCTGGAGAAGTACATGGAGCGGCCGCAGAAGCAGCAGCCACAGACAATTCAGGCCCCGGCGCTCCCCGCTCCTGCCAGTCCGCTGGATGATCTGGCACTGATCCAGAGAGCGCAGCAGGCCAGGAACGGGGCGAAGTTCGCAGCGCTGTGGGCAGGCGACACCTCCGGACACAAATCCCAGTCAGAGGCAGATATAGCGCTGTGCAACCTCCTGGCCTTCTGGACAGGGCGGGATGCGGAGCAGATGGACCGGCTGTTCCGGCAGTCCGGCCTGATGCGGGACAAGTGGGACCGGAGGCAGAGCGGGAGCACCTACGGACGGATGGCCATCCAGAACGCCATTGAGCACTGCCGGGAGGTGTATACACCGGGCTGGGCGAGGGATGCAGGGACGGAAACGCCAACCCAACAGCCCCGGCCATCCCCCATGGAGAGCGTCCGGCCGCCGGACTACTCAGACGCCGGAAATGCCGAGGTCTTTTCCCGGCTGCATCAGGAGGACCTGATCTTCACCGATGCGCTGGGCTGGCTGTGGTGGAACGGGAAGCGCTGGGAGCGGTCAGACCATCAGGCGGTAGCCTGGGCGCTGGAGCTGTCCGCCCGGATGCTCCGGGAGGCCAAGGGGGAATACGCCAACGCCCTCCAGAAGGAAGCGGAGGCAAAGGCGAAGTACGCAGAGACCGGGGACGAGGCGGACAAGGTCCCGCTGGAAGAGGCAAAGAAGGCGGTGACCATGGCAAAGGCCTATCTGAACCATGCCAAAGCCACCCGGGAGAAGCGGCGCATTTCCAACATGATCGAGCTGTCAAAGCCCGGGCTGGTGGTGCCCGCCTCCCGGCTGGATGCCAACCCCGCCGAGCTGAACACCCCCGCCGGAATCGTAGACCTGAACACCGGGGCCATTCGCCCCCATGACCGGAAGGCCTACTGCACCAAAATCACCGCCGCCGCTCCGAGTCAGCAGGGCGCTCAGATGTGGGCGGACTTTCTGGCCACCATCACCCAGGGGGACGTCAACCTGGAAATTTTTCTCCAGACGGTGTGCGGCATGGCCCTGTTTGGCAAGGTGTATCACGAGGGCATCATCATAGCTCACGGCGCTGGCCGCAACGGCAAGAGCACTACCTTCAACGCTGTGGGGGCCGTGCTGGGAGACTACGCCGGCTCCATTGCCGTGGACGTGCTCACCGTCACCCGCACAGGCAACCAGGGCGCTTCTCTGGCAACGCTGCGGGGGAAACGGCTGGTCATCACCGGAGAGCTGGAGGAACATCAGCGGCTTTCTGTGGCCATGCTCAAGCGGCTGGCCAGCACGGACACCCTGCGCATCGAGGAGAAGTACCGGGCGCCGGAGGACATCATTCCCAGTCACTCCATTGTGCTGTTCACCAACCATTTGCCCCGGGTGGGCTCTACGGATGGCGGCACCTGGCGGCGGCTGGTGGTGGTTCCGTTTCAGGCCACCATTTCAGCCAGCGGCGGCGTTGCCAACTATGGCGAAGTGCTTGCAAAGGAGGCGGGGCCTGCTATCCTTCAGTGGTGCATCGAAGGTGCGGTGCTTTTTGCCCGGAATCGCTACAAGCTGCAAATCCCCGAGGCCGTAGAGGAGGCTACTGAGGACTACCGGGAGCGGGAGGACTGGCTGACCAACTTCCTGTCAGAACGGTGCCGCCGCGGTCCCAACTTCCGGGCGGGGGCTGCGGAGCTGTATGCGGAGTACCGGGACTGGGCCGCCGCCTCCGGTGAGTATGTGCGCAGGCTGAACGACTTCAATACCGCTATGGAGAACGCCGGGTATCATCAAATCAGACCAGGAAACAAAAAGACGTGGGAAGGCGTACAGCTCGACCGTGCGGCCAGGTTTGCGCAATATCCACAAGGTTATTGATCGGTGAGTTACGGCGGGTTACGGCTGAAACCAAACTTTTCCTATAGAGACTGATTTTTTAAATTTTAAAAGTTTGTATCTGACCGTAACATGCCGTAACCCGGTTACGAAAACAGACTCAGGAAGCGTTATTATGAAACAATTTAAGATAGTTCTGTCAGGACGGGAAGGAGATATTATGACGAGTGATTATGAAATGGTGTGCCGGGAGCTGGCCGTTGTAGAGCGGCAGCTCTACCGGGCAAGGTGCCGCGTCAAGTGCCTGGAGGCGAAGCTGACGAGGATTGAGCCGTCTGAGTTTGACGAGCTGATGGACAAGCTGGAGGCGGCAAAGCGCCGGGTCGAAGAATGCCGTGGGCAGTATGAGCATTTGAGGCACTGGAAAGCGGCCAGCGACTTCCGGGAACAGGAGAAAACGGATACGCTGATTGAGCAGGTTCGAGCGGAGACAAGGAGGTCAAAGCATCATGTACATCAATGATAGTCAGTGGAAGGAACAGCTTTTGGATGCAATGATTTCGATTGCCCGCTCTCTGGATGTCATCCAGGAAGTCCTTGCCGCCAATACCCCGATAGACGGCGGTACTTTCAGCACGAAAACGAAAGGGGGAAACGAAGATGGACGGTCTGACGATCTATGAAACGGCGTGGGGCGACTTTGATGCCTCGATCGAGCTCCGGAAGTCTGATGAGATGCTGCGCACGGCCAAAGTGGTCAGTGACTACTTGAAGGAACTGGCCCTGTCTGTGGAGCAGAACGACCGTCTTGTGGCTCTGATGCTGGAGCACATGGAGGCGACGCACCGCAGCGGATTTGCGAACGGCGTGCGGTTTATGCTGGAGCTGGAGGACCACAGAAAGTAAAGGGGGCTAAAGAACCATGACCGATGAGACCCGAAACACCCGGCACATCCTGTCGGCCTACCGGCGGCAGCTGAGGCGGTGTGCGGCCCAGCGCCAGCTGATTGCCGCCATGAAACAGGGAGGATTGACTGGACGCAGAGCAGGAGGAGGCCGGAGCAGCGGCATCGGCAACCCCACCCAGAACGCGGTGCTGGCGCTGGAACGGGAGCAGGAGCGTCTCAAGCGGATGGAGCTGTCGCTGGTGTGGCGCCGGTGCATCCTGCGGTGCTACCTGGACGGGGTGGAGGACCCCGTGGCACGTCTGGTGCTGTACCTCAAGTACGTGGACGGACTGACCTGGAAGCAGATCGCCGTCCGGCACGGAGCCGGGGCCTCGGAGAGCGCCATGCGGATGCTGGCCCTTCGGTATCTGGACCGCCACCCGCTGACAGGGTTCCGACTGGACTGAATCTGTGCGCAGTGTGCGGGGGGCATGTGGTAAAATGCTATCGTGTCAGAGTAAACCCCAGGGGGGTCCACTGTATGAAACCGGAACACAACGTGCCTTTGTGCCCCTTCTGCACAAGATACCTGGGGTTTTTCCTGACCGTTACACAGCGGAAGGGCCGGAAACTCTGCCGGTGCAAAAGCTGCGGGAAAATCGGCCTGCACAGGGTGTATGATCTGGAGGCCGAGGACTAAACATATGACACAATCGCGGGAGCGCTCCAATCGGGGCGCTCTTTGTTTTATATGAAATCAATCTAGCCGGGGTGAGGTGATGGCCAATGAAAAAAATCTGCTGAAGGGCAAGGCGACAGAGTTTCGAAGCGGCGAGGAAGCGGCGAGAAATGGGAAAAAGGGCGGCAAGGCCAGCGGCGAGGCCCGGAGAAAGCGCAAGGCCATGAAGAGCGTGCTCAATGAGCTGTTGACCATGCCGGCTGAAAGCGATGAGGCAAAGACCGCCCTGGCAGGCGTGGAACATTTACTCCCCGAGTGTGACAACCAGACGGCTGTGCTGGCGGGGCTGATGAAACAGGCCATGCTGGGGGAAGTCAAGGCCGTCCAGGAGATCCGCAACATTCTGGGCGAGAGCCGGGACACCGCCGCCGAGAAGGCAGAGCGCAAGGCCCGGACGGAGAAGCTCAAGGCGGACACAGCGGCGCTGCGGGCACGGACTGGTGAGCCGGAAGAAGCACCGGATGACGGCTTCCTGGAGGCCATGGGAAAGGCGGCGGCTGAGGTGTGGCAGGAATGATCTATCGCGTCTCCGGCTTTCGCTTCAAGCCCTTCAGCCGCAAACAGAAGCAGATCTTCACCTGGTGGATGGACGCCAGCCCGGTACACGAAGCAGACGGGCTCATCGCAGACGGGGCGATCCGCTCCGGCAAGACCCTGTGCATGGCCCTGAGCTTTGTCATGTGGTCCATGGAGCGCTTTAACGGCCAGAGCTTCGGCATGTGCGGCAAGACCATCGGCTCCTTCCGCAGAAATGTTCTGTCCGTGCTCAAGCAGGTGCTGCCGGGCCGGGGCTACCGCTACCAGGACAGACGGGCGGATAACCTGCTCATCATCACTCGGGGCGGCGCGAGGAATGAGTATTACATCTTCGGCGGCAAGGACGAGTCCTCCCAGGACCTCATTCAGGGCATCACTCTGGCTGGGGTGTTCCTGGACGAGGTGGCCTTGATGCCGGAGAGCTTTGTCAATCAGGCCACGTCCCGGTGCAGTGTGGAGGGGTCCAAGCTGTGGTTCAACTGCAACCCGGCGGGGTCGGCTCACTGGTTCAAGAAGGGCTGGATTGACCACTGCACCGACAGGAATCTGGTGCACCTGCACTTCACCATGGACGACAACCTGAGTCTGACGGCCCAGGTGAAAGAGCGCTACCGGCGCATGTACGCGGGGGTGTTCTACAAGCGTTTCATTCTGGGCGAGTGGAAGGCCACGGATGGTCTGATTTATGACATGTTCCGCCCTGAGGTCAACGCCCCGGGGCAGATGCCCGTCACAGAGGGCAGTTATTACGTCTCCTGCGACTACG